CGTCGAACCAGTGGTCCGTTTGAAGATGCCCGAAGGATATCCCGTACTTGTCTCCCTGTAGTCGTGGGTCATGTGCGATAGCCTTCTTAACTCTATTCTCGTGGTTTCCTTCAAATCCAATCCAGAAAGGTTTCTTGTATTTCCTGACACTAGGTTTCTTACGAAGTCTGTCCATAGCTTCATTGTAATGCTCCACATCTTTCTCGTAGTTCTGTGACACAATAGCTTCTGGGTATCTAGTGTCAAAGCTATTCAGTGATTTCATGTCAGCACCATCCCCTAAGTCAATGACGTAGGTAGGGTTGATGTCGTATATCAGTTCACCCAACAGATCGAACCTGTCGTTTGGTACGCTTGGATCTGAGTGAGCGCAGCTAAATACGATTGCTGTTTTAGTAGACATCTTCTACAACCTTTCTAGTTTTTTCTAGTATATCTTCTTTGGTATTTCCATATGCGTCAATTACGAAAGGCCCAGTCTTATCTAGTCTGTATATATCATCTATCGCATCTGACATTGAACTGTAGAAGTACTCTTCTTCGAACTGCTCACCAGTTGAACACCATCGAGCAAGACAGAGATTCCATATTCGTCCTTCATCATCTGAGTAGGGACCACGCTTAATCTGTAGGATCTCTACCTCTGGTTTGAATAAGTCATTCATCTTCTGTCTCCTCTAACCATTCGTCAGGTATAACCTTGTCGGCATACTTGAACCCGTGCTTCTTGCACCAATCACCATAAGAACTCTTAGCACCTTTGTACAACTTAGCTCTGCTGTTAGCAAAGACAAATCGTATGTCTAACTCAGGGAATTGTTTCTTGATCTCTTTGTGTTTACGTCTATCGACTGAGATGAAACGTCCCTTGGTTTCTACTATGATACCGTTAGCTAGTACAAAGTCTGGCGTGTAGGTTCTTATCTTCAGGTCCACCCACTTGATCTTCTCTTTCTCGTAGGTGAACTTAACTTTCTTTTTCTTGAGGTAAGCTGCTGTGTCTTCCTCTAAGCCTGATCTATAGCCAGCCTGTATTCCTCTGAACTTAGTCCTGTTGTAAGCCACCAGCAAACTCCAAGTCCTCAGGAACCATAGGCTTCTTGACTATGTCCGTTAGAAAAACAGGGCGATCAGAATAAATAAACTTACGTAGTCCAGGGTAACACTCCTTCTTAAAGTCACAGTAAGAGCACGTAGTAGCAAGCTTCTTGTTGCCCTTAGGGTTCTTACTTGATTGTGGAACAGGATCAAAGCCACGCTCTGGTGGTTCCTCTGATGCTACCATACTCTTCAAGTGAGTGACGTGCTGTTCCTTTTCTTTCATCTCTTCAGTGAAGTCATACACATCTAAGCAGACGTGACCATTCACTTTGTCTATAACCAAGAAGCCACCGTGAGTTTTGTTTGTTACCTCAGGATCATCCTTGGCTGCGTATACGTATGATGATAGCTGAGAGATATAACCGAAGGGGTCATCCTCACGTAGGTTGCCATCAGCAAACTTCTTAAATGCGTAGGGGGATGCAGACTTAACATCAATGGTCATACCATCAATCACCGCATCTCTGTGTCCTTTGATACCGTGTACATCCATGCGTGTCTGCATACCAGTAACCTTGTGGCCTGAGACTGCTGCAAGAGTAAGCACTAGCTCTTCAATCATATCTCCGTAGAAGAACTTAAGTAATGCTGACGGTGGTAGCTGTTCGCCTTTGTCCGTCATGTTTACTTTGTACCAGAGTTTTCTTTCACATGTTGTGCCAAGAGCAGATAGAGATAGATAACCTCTAGGTTCTTGTGGCTGTGAGAAACGTTGCTCTGCCATACGAGAGATGTTGTTAGCCATGAAGTCACCAAGAGCTTTGTCCCAGCCCTTGTACCCAAGGATGGTTTGCTCGATGTCTTCTACTAGGGTGTCTATCTTTTTCATTACTATCTCCTCTGGTGGGGTGCCCCCACCCAACTAAGGGAAGGGGCGTTCGCAACACACATACACAACAGAAAGGTGAGGTGTCCTAGAAGGGGATAGCGTCATCCTCTACAGGCTTCTTAGCCGCTACCTTCTTCTTAGGAGCATCCTCTTTTTTGGCTTCTTTTGAGGAGTAACTGGACAAGTCCTTGAAACCACCTGATGAACCACCACCTTCTGATTCATACTCAACGTGATCTACTACTTGTACAGCTTCAAGACGTGAGCCAGTACGCCCTGAATTACCAGCGGGATAAACCGCTACACGAACAAGACCTGTGGAACCGTTACCGATGTAGCCATCCATTTCGAAATCCCAAGGTTGTCCTTTAACATTCGCAACGGCTGGTGCTCCACCTTGCCATTCGAACTTACCTTTGTGTGGACGAGCAAGAGTTACCTTTGTGCCACCCTCAACTTCGTGCATTGCCTTAGCGCAGCCAGAGTCTTTGAGCTTCTTAGCATTGTCATCGTCCATAATAACAGTGATCTTATACTCACCGTCTTTCTCTTCATTCCAAGCCGCACGATCCCGGTTGTGTTCAAATACTTTTGCCCACTCTAGTGTTCCGAAGATCTCTACGATTTGAGTTTTAGATTCTTTAGCCATGTTATCCTCTTAAGGTTTATTAACTGATTCGGTTTCTATCATTAAGGTTTAGTGGGTGTCAAGCCAATTATTTCCAACATCGTAAGAACCTGGTGTTGGTATTCTAAACCCTAACTCTTGGCCTACCTCAAGCATACAGTCTGCCTGAAGTTTGCCTAATGCTTCTGCTTCTTCCTTTGTTCCTATCACCTCTGTTTGATACTCGTCATGAATGAAACCTACTAGCTTGAAGTTGATGCCTTGCTTCCTAGCTTCTGATGTCCAGCGTAAGAGTGTGTGCTTCATGAGTACACTCTCAGCAGACTGAAGGATACCAGCCAGAGCTTTATGCTCAGAGGGTATGATAACCTTACGTCCATCGTAGCCAGTGAAGTATCCTTGTTCTCCAACAGCAGGTATAAGTTTGTTCTTTAGTTGAGCCAGACCATCAATAGACTTAACGAAGTTATCTCTAGCTTGTGAAGCCTGACGTTGGTTAACCTTCAGGATCTGTGCAGTCTTAGCTACACCAGCACCTAGTAGCCAAGCGTAGATAAAAGTTTTTGCCATGTCCCGTGTAGCATGGTTAAGTCCCAATGCACGTTTGTTAACGTTGTGGATATCTGTCTCATCTTCTTTCTTACCTTGCATGATAGCTTGCGCATACTGATCCGCATCAAAGTATCTCCATAAGTAGTCTGCTAATACACGAAGCTGGATGCCATCAGCGTCAGTCCCCACCAGCCAAGAGCCAGAAGGAGTAGTCCAACAAGCACGTAAGTGTGAATCATATTGTTTCTTTACCTCTTCAACTGCTGTCTTTGCTTCACCATGAAAGGCTGATGGAATGTTAGCTGTGTTTGGTGCCTTGTGTGCGCAGCGTCCAGTCCATGCCCCAATGTTATTGATAGTCCCATGTATTCTACCATCCTCTCCTACTTGTCCTAACCACTCTACAAGAGAGGAACGTCTACCTTCTAGGGTCAACCACTTAGCCAAAGCCTTTGCCCCCTCAGGCGCATCCTCAGGCAGTGTGCTTAAGTTATCCTCTGATACTTCCCAACCATAAAACTCTAGATGTTCTTTCTTATCATTGTAGAACTCTTGAGACATCGAGGTAACACTCTTGCCGTATGGGTCACCAACAGACAGACGATCAAACTTCTGGAAAGTCTTTGTCTTATCCACTGGTTTCCAACCAGCATTCCATAATGCTTCGACACGATCTTTTGGCGAACCTGGTTTGAAATCAATCCAGTTGAAACACATCAGGTCTTCACCATCTACCTCAACCAAAGCATACTTATCTCTAGCATTCTTAACTGAGGCCATCTCTTCACCATCTTTCTTGAGGCGATACTTAATTGTGTTGACCAGTGTAAGCTTGGGCGGGAAGTCTACTTGGAACTGTTCCTCTAGTTCTTTCATCTCTTGCTGTACACGTTCAAGTAAGAAGGCTGCCTTGTTAGAATCAAATGCGAAACCATAATACTTTGTACGTACTAACTCTACTTGTAGATCATGTTCTGCCCTCATGGATTTGCGCCAGTCAGGATCGTAGATGTACTTAGAGAAGTGATCATGCAGTGCCTCAGTAGTATCTAAGTCACCCAACCAATACTCAACCATCTCATCAGAGAAATTCTCAAAGTCATTGAAGTCACCTTTGTGGACACCAAGACGTATGCCCCAAGCCTTTAAACTGTGTGGTTTACCTGTGCCTTTAGGTGAGGGGATATCATAGTGAATCATACGAGATACCAACAGTGTGTCTATGATCTTCTTGGGGTCAATCACTCTAGCACCAAGCAGACGATTCAACTCTGGCCCATCGAACTGTACGAAGTTATGTCCGACGATATAGTCCAGAGATTTATACCACTCGATGGCGGCAGCCTTAGCCACTGGATCTTCATGGCACTTCTCAAACTTGTAGACTTCACCTGTCTTCAAGTCCTTACCACCACAAAGCCACAGCTTGTCACTACCAACAAGAGTGTTTGTCTCAATGTCACTGACTGCTATCTTCATACCTGAAATGAAACCTCTTCTAAGATCGTTGTCTCTGGATCGTAGTATACTGAACCAGCCTTACCTAACTTAGCGAAGGGTCTGTTCTTGTCAACGATGAAGTAAGTTGTGTTACGTTCTGATTCATCCTCAGCTTCTGTATCACGTTGTAGTTTGATACACACGATAGCTTCTTCCTCAAGGGATGCAGCATACTTGGTACGTCCATCATCATTAACCTGAGAGATAAAGATAACACCGATGTTTAGTTCCTTGGCAAGCTGTGCCATACGTGCACCTAGTGTGGTCAGTGTACTGGTAGCACCCTCAACCCCTGCGTTGGACAGGTAGGCTAGACGTTGGACGTGATCAATAAAGATATAGCTTGCACCAAAGACCGTCGATGCCATGCGCACATAGTCCAACAGTTTCATTGGGTCATCATGGGCTTGCATCTCAAAGATGATTGTCTTCTCGTCACGGGCTGCCATCTTACCAGCTAGAACAACTGTGTCTTCATCCACACCATTCTCAACAGCATCTTCTCTGGTACGCACATTGCAACCTAGCTCATAGGTAGCCATAGCCCGATACGTTGTGGACTTCATCTCTTCCATGTGTAAAAGAGCAATGTTTGTATCTGACTTAAGCAGACCCATCTCAAAGTATCTGATCAACTCTGTCTTACCTTGACCACGTAGGGCTTTGATAAATGTAAGACCACCTTTAACCAACCCACGGATCTTATCATCCAAGGCAGCATGACCAGTCGGCACATACTCATAGGGGTTCTCTGTTCTGATTGCTTTCTCTACCTCAGCGTCACCCACAAAGAAGTTATCTGGTGAGAAACGTTGAGGCTTTACTGCTGCCCAGCGCAGATCCTCTTGGTCACCAGCTTGAATGAAGTCACTGGCATCCTTGTGCTTAGTCAGAGGGACATAGTAAAACTTCTCAGGGAACAACTCATACAAACGTGTGGCTGCTCCCTTGCCAGCGTCATCTTGTTCTCCTGCGTACACGATCATCTCAAACGAATTAAGATACTCAAAGTTCTTCTTGATGAACTTATCTGATAGTGACGCAGATGGAATAGACTTCACAGGGAAACTTTTCCCAAGAGCCTGGTAGAGAGAGGCCGCATCGAACTCACCCTCAGTCAGGTAGATCCGCTTGCTTGAGCCAGCATTGAACTCAGGGCCAAACAGATCAGTGATGCCACCCTTCTCTTCTGTCCAGAACTTCTTCTCTTCATACCCACGGTACTTCACATTGTTAGGATACTTGAAAGCAAACCGAACTGGATCACCCTCTTCATCCATCTGAAGTTGGATACCATAAAGTTTAGTTACGTCAGCATCTAACCCACGGATTCCCTTGTAGGTTGCTGATGCTATCTGTCTTGTATGGACTGGTGGTTTCATAGTGTTCACTGGGTATGCCTCTTCTGCCCAATCAGCTATATCATTCCTGAAGTTGGGGCGTGGATACTTACCTAGCTTACCTGTCTTAGACTCACAGACATGGCAGAAGCCAGACTTGGTGACAGTGCTGTAGTAGAATCCATCTGAGCTACCGCACTCAACATACGGGCAAGCTACTCGCTCGATGTCGAACTTCTTATCTTCGGCTGCACTCATACAAGATCTCCTTCTGACCAATCATCCCAGTCATCCTCATTATACACGTTCCCTAGTTCTTTTTCAAACTGCAGATCGTTCACATGATGTTTCAATATTAGTAACACATCTTGAGAACTAAGGTCATGTTCCTTCATGAAGTTGCTGATTGGTATTGTGTCTAGTGTGTCTTTGTCCATTGGACTATCCTTTCTTGAAAGTTTTAAATGCGCCCTCAGTCTGATGCATAGAAACAAATAGGTCAAGTAATTGTTGATAGCACATGACTAGCATCTCGTACTTTTGTAGGTCTTCATCCCATTGCCTGATGAATACTACATCGTCATCTGCTATGATCATTTCAACGTCAGAGAACTCACCTGAATCGTCTAAGCTCTTAACCACTGAGGCATCTGATTCAAACTCAACAGTAAACATCACTCTTCCTTTATACAAAACTCACAGAAGTCTGACTTAGAAGGGCCACCACAAGATACACATTTCTGTAGGTCATCTGTCTCATACTTGATATGATCTTCTATGAAGTCATAGACAACTTGGATATCTAGCTTGGCTGCCGCACAGTAAAGCACTAGCTTCAACCCTTCCTCTTGCAGTAGATTCCTGCATCTCTCATCCATGTGGAACTG